GGACTTCGATAAAGTCGTTAAACCTGAATTAAGATCACCTGCTAAAAAAGACTTCATTGCAGAACCTGCATTAGTCTGTTCTAAAAGAGCTAAAGCAGCTCCTGTTTCAATTACATTTATTCCAAAAGAGCGCGAAGGTTTCCTCCTTGCTCGTGCACGACGTCTGACCATGCATACTCAGATATGATTACCTACTTAAACGTGTCTACTTCTCAAGCATATACTCTATAACTTTGGTTTTATCATCACCACAGACGATACAAGTCCATGCGCGTTCATCTTCCATCCATTCAAACTCCTTATATTCATTGCATCCTGTACACCAAGTGATAGGGCCGTGCTTCTGTTTTTCCTTTTCCATATCCGTTAGCATTGCCTTTCTAAGTAAACCGTTGATAAATTTGGAGGCCTTCATGTTCTTTTCATTACAGACTTTCTCCATATACACTAACTCCTGAAGTCCTAACGTAAACGACTTACTTGCTACAAGTTCTTTTTTCCTACCCATTATTAGAACCTCCAGTGCACCAGCACCATAATGAAGGACTTACCGTTTCATCCTGTATTGGTTTTTTACAATGTTTACATTTCACTCAATCACCACCTTATGATCTCCGTAACACGCTTTACAATGATTCGTACTGGTCAAACCAATACATCCACAATGCAAGCATCTGACTTCATCTAAGTTTTTACTCCCCATAGAATAAACAGTATGCGGACGGGGTTAATATAATCGCACTACTATTCTATTAATAAAGAAAATGTATAAATAAAAATAAATAAAAATAAGCCTATTTCACTTTAATTAATAGTAGTATTGTTTTATTTTATTATTTTAACCCTAGTTTAACCCTGTTCTGAGGCTGTTTTACCCCCACTTCGGGGTCATTCTGGGTCTTTATGAGTCCTTCCAAGCCGCTTCTTTTCATTAACATCTCCGCAACTAGCCCCATTATGGGGTTATCTTTGGTTATAGCTTTAATTGTACTTTGGCCTGTAGCCTCATCCATTTTTTTACTGGCCGCACCTAAAGAACCAAAAAAAGAAGATTGGAAAGTCTCTAACATTTCGTGGGTCCGTCCTTCTATCTCATCTACAATCGGTTCAAGAATTAATAATAGATCCTCATCACTCTCGGATGATTTCGCCCACTCAACCCATTTATCTTTACTCAGTTTGGCGATATAATGACTTATTGCAAAATAGAATAATGTCCAAGCGGCAAAATAAAGCATTAGGGAAACTGTAGTAATTTCCATTACAGTCCGAGGCCTTCTTCAGCTCTGGTTAATGCGGTTTCCTTACCGTAGGTCGGAGGTTTTACAATACTTACGAATGGAGCTTTAGTAACTTCAGCATCTTGAGCCAATTTCAATAATGCAATTATCGCGCCTAAATTCATATTTTAAACAAATCCCATATACTCTTTACATCTGGACCAAGAAGCCCCGTCGCCTCTGGACCAAGGTCTCCGCTTAATACTTTTTTGCCCAATACTATCGGAGCTGTCGCGGGACTCGCAATTAACAAGCTTGTAAACCCTAATTCGACCTTCGCTTTCTGTTCGGGAGTAATAATCTTACCTATCTCACTTTCAAAAGCCTCCCAAAATAATTTAGTTAATATTGGAACTATAATCAATACCATGGCACTTCCAATTAACACGGGTGTGTTTTCATTGCCCAAAAATGTATTTATATTTTCGTGTATCTTATGTCTGGATAAAGCATTTTGTTGGGCCCTTGTAAGCTTCTGTATTTCTACGTCATCAGGTACGGCACCGTAGCCAGAAGAACCCATGATCCCTTAACCATTCCCTAAGCACGGTTTGTGCTTAATAATTGATTTGCTGATCACCGCTTTTTCCCCTTGCGCCCTGCGGGGGTTTTCCTGAACGCTACTGCCATCTTCTTTAGGTTTAACTTACCGTTACGATATCGGAAACGTGGTTTCTTACTGTTAGCTTTTACAAACTTATTCCAAGCTGATAGTTTACGCTTGGGTTTACGTGCGGCTTTTCTCCCTTCTTTATAATCTTTTGAATATGTTTCTAATATAGGTGACATACGATCTCTTTTACCATCTCTATAACCCATTGCATAATACTCACGTTCTTCTCTTGTGGGCATTACTGCACCTCTTTTCCTTCTAGTACTACAGTCATCTTTCCGTTTGGGCCCTGTGCAAGTATCTGCATTCCCGTATTGGGAGGGATCGTATAGTATAAGTTAGGGAATTGGGGCCCGACTCCTGCATCTATGATTAGGAACTTGCTTACGTGCAGTGCTTCTCCGTTTCCCTGTACGGTCCAGGAGAGTGCATCACCAGCCAAGCAACTACTATAGTCAAGTGAAACGTTTGTGACTACGCTATAGAATCTATTAGGGGAAATAAAGTCTAGTAGTGTGGTGACTCCTGCCGTTAAGTCTTCTTGCCCGCTCCAGGCGAATATATGATCACCAAAGAAGTTCAGGGTCGGCCCCGTCGAAAGTGTCATTTATGAACTTTACCTATTATCATCGCACTTGTTACCCCCTGTGTCCCACTCGAATTTACTGTTAATTTAACTAGAGTATAAGGTGGAATTAAAATAGGATATGTAGCATAAGTTGGCATATCTTCTTGAGCGGTATCTGTTTTCATACGTGCTACTTCAACCGCATTCATGCTTAACGTAAATGCTGAAATATCACCATTAGCAATTCCACCACCATTATTAGGTATAGAACCTGCACAGGTTATTGTACCAACTATTAATTTATTTCCACTAGTGAATTCTAATAGAGTTTGGCTACTTGCTGTAGACATACCTGAATATGCATAAGCATGTTCACCTACATAATTTAATTCTAAACCTGCTCCAGCTATTACATTGCTGCTAGCATAGGGAATGCCCTCGGGCATTGTTTACTCGAATGTGATCGTGCAGCTCGAATCGATTGTGGCAGCTGTGGTCACCGCGACCTGTATGTCCAAAGTATTTCCACTTGTCACACCCAGTGCTGTCTTTTCTTGGACTACGCAGTTTGCTACTCCAGTTCCACCACTTGCGGCCTGTGCGATTGCAGGGCCCATAAAGGTTGCATCTCCTTCTTGGAGTGCTGTTCCCGTTAATTTGAAACCTGAACAGAAATCCGCTCCAGTTCCAACGCTACTGACTCCCATTGATATGGAACTTATTTGCGATACTCCAGAAGGCACGACAAGACTGAGTCCCGATGATGCAAACTGATTATTCATGCTCTGGAAAGAAGTTGTGGCTGAAAGTGCCGCTTCTGTCCGTGTTACTACTATTGCCATTGTTTATGCCCTCACTTTGATTGGTCCCAGAGAAGCCAATACTGGACTTCCTCTGGAAAAGGAACGTACCGCAGCCTTTGCCAAGAACGCACCGACGAGGGTCTTGGTTATAGCTTGCTTATTTGATTTTGCGGACTTCGATAAAGTCGTTAAACCTGAATTAAGATCACCTGCTAAAAAAGACTTCATTGCAGAACCTGCATTAGTCTGTTCTAAAAGAGCTAAAGCAGCTCCTGTTTCAATTACATTTATTCCAAAAGAGCGC